GGGCCCATCCTGTTAGCGCCCGCAAGTTTCGCAATTGACCCCAGAAAGCCCGGAAATGCACCGCCAATTAACAGACGCTACCCTCTCCGGTTGACACTGACTTGCGAATGGCCACCTTTGGCGTAACCGCTGGCCGGGGGCGGAGGACCGAACATGTCTACAGTTAGAGAAATTCGCATCACCGTGATGCGCCATCAGGACACGAACGCCCTGTTTGCCGTGAGCGAAGATTTAAAGGGCTTGATGGTTCAGGCGATGACCCATGAGGAACTACAGGAGCGCGTTCCAGTGGTGGTGCGTGATCTTTTGGAATTGCAGGGCGCGAGCGTCGAGAGCGTTGAACGCAAAGAGAAAGCCCCGCCCGCATTCGTATGCGGGACGTACATGATGCGCGCGCAGTTGGCGGCGGCTTAGTTAGTCCATCCTTGGATATTGTTTTTTAGGGCGTCGAAGGTGGCTTGCCGGATTTCCGGACTCATGTCTCTGGGGTTTGGGACAGCGTGGAAAATCCCGGTTGCCACCTCTGTATGATCGTGCTACAGGGTGTCGCGTCGAGGCCATGCCCCGACGCGACGTGCCTTTCGTTCCTGGTAGACATCAGGGGTCGAAAGACCCCCTCTCTAGGGTTTGGCCGTCATCTTCTAAGCGAACCTCTCGGCTTCTTTTGATAGGGTTGACGAGAACGCAACGCCGGGTACGGGTTCCATCCCGTTCCCGGCGTTTTGTTATCTGAGATTTGGTGCGGCGAGGCATGGCCCGGCCGATGCGCAACAGCTCCTCGGCGGGGCAGGCGGTCTACGAACCCTTCTTGGGCTCCGGCACCAACGATCATCGCCGCGGAGATGGAGGGCAGGGCCTGCCACGCCATAGAGCTGAACCCCGCCTATGTGGACGTCGCCATCCAGCGCTGGCAGGCCTTCACCGGCAAGGAGGCAACGCTAGACGGCGACGGGCGGTTCGTCGACATTGCCGCTTCGCGCGGCGTTACAGTGGAATCATCCGATGGGGCTCAGAGGGCCGCAACCGAAGCCGCGAAAGCTGCGTGAGCTTGAAGGCAATCCTGGGAAGCGTTCGCTTAACCCGCGCGAGCCGGAGCCGCGAGGTCATGCCGTTCGCCCTGAGTTCGTCACGGGCGCCGCGGCGGAAGAATGGGACCGATGCATAGCGTCGATGCCGCCGGGCTTCTTCACGGAAGCCGACGTGGCGGTTCTGGCCATCTACTGCCTGACGTGGGTGACGTACCGCAACGCGCTGGCGCAGATAGCTCGCGAGGGCATGACCGCAAAGGGCGCGGCCGGCCAGAACGTCGCTCATCCGATGCTGCAGGTGGCGGCCAAGCAGGCCGAGGTCGTTCTGAAGACGGCGGACCGGCTGGGGATGTCACCCGCGGCACGGACGCGTCTGGACGTGGGCGAGAAGGAAGTGGCCGATCCGTTCGCCGGCCTGATCGGGCCGAGCGCGTCATATCATTCATTGAGCAGCTGATAGTTCCCAGCGGCGAGGGCGCCGGCCGGCGCTTTGTGTTGCGGGACTGGCAGAAGCGGTTCATTCGGGACATCTACGAACCGCACGGGCCGGACGGGAAGCGGCTGGTCCGCCGCGCAATCCTGAGCGTAGCGCGAAAGAACGGCAAGACGGCGACGCTTGCCGCCGTCGCGTTGGCGCATTTGTTCGGGCCTGAGTTCATTCCGAATGGCGAAATCTACTCGGCGGCCAACGACCGCGAGCAGGCCGCCATCGTGTTCAAGTTTGCGGCGCAGATCGTGCGTGCGACCCCGGCTCTGGCGAGCAGACAGGCGAAGGGCGAGATCAAGGTAATCGACTCAACAAAGACGATTGCGCACATGCCGTCGGGCAGCAAGTATCGCGCGATCTCCGCGGAAAGCGGCACCAAGCACGGGCTATCGCCGCACCTGGTGATCTACGACGAGTTGGCCCAGGCGAAAAACACGGACCTCTACGACGTTCTGGACACTGCTATGGGAGCGATGTCGGAACCGTTGATGGTGACGATCTCGACTCAGTCGAACGACCCGCAGCACATTCTTTCGCGACTCATCGACGACGGGCTAACGGCGAACGACCCGACTATCGTTTGTCACCTGTACGCAGCGCCGGAAGAGGCGGATCTGAAGGATCGCAAGGCTTGGCGGGCAGCCAATCCGGCGCTCGGAGACTTCCGCAGCCTGAAGGACATGGAGACCGCGGTAGCCAAGGCCATTCGCTCGCCCGCCGAGGAGCCGAAAGTTAGGAACCTTCTGCTCAACCAGCGGGTCTCGCCGGAGTCGACGCTCATCTCGCGCGCGGAGTGGCAGGCGTGCGCGGGTGTGGCCGGGCTGGCCGACGGCGAGCGCGTCATCCTGGCGCTGGACTTGTCCGGCACGACCGATCTGACGGCGCTGGTTGCCCTGAGCCTGAACGATGGCGACCGGCTTCAGGCATGGTTCTGGAAGCCCGAGGAGACTCTGGACGACCATAGCCGTCGCGATCACGGGGACGAGACACGCTATCGCCTCTGGGCGAAGCAGGGCTGGATCGAGACCTGTAACGGACGAAGCATCGACCCCGGCGCTGTGGCGCTCCGCATCGCTGAGTTACGAGAGAAGTACGATGTCGTCGCGCTGGTCTACGACCGCTGGCGCATCGACTCGATAATGCGCGAACTGGACCACATCGGCATCGCGTCTCATCGAGTGGAGGATGACCCTAAAGGGCAGTCCGGTTCCGGTCTGGCGGTGGCGCCTTGGGGGCAGGGGTTCAAAGACATGGCGCCCGCTATTGACGCGCTGGAGCTGGCGGTGACGGAGCGGACGCTGGTGCATCCGAGCAATCCGGTTCTGAACTGGAACATGATGAATGCGGTTGCTATGACCGACCCGGCAGGCAACCGCAAGATCGACAAGAGCAAGGCGAAATTCCGCATCGACGGGGCCGTCGCAACGGCCATGGCGCTGGGCTTCAAGGCGCGGATGCTGCCAACGGAGCCGGAGACATCAATTGACGACTTCCTCGCTGACCCGATCCGCCGCCGCCGCGCCGCCTAGCTTGTGGCAGCGCGTTAAGGCCACGTGGTATGCCTCGCGCAATGTTGGGCTGACGGACACGACTCTGGCGCGGGCGCTGTCGCCGTACTCGACCACCTCCGGCAAGTCGGTGACCTTCGATTCGGCGTTGCAGCTCGCGACGGTCTGGGCGTGCGTCCGGCTGATCTCGGAGACCATCGCGACCCTGCCGCTTGTGCTTTACCGCAAGGATGCGAGCGGCGCCCGGACGGTGGCGGACGACAGCCCGCTGTACACGCTGCTCCACGACAGCCCAAACGCGGACCTGACGGCGGTGGAATTCTGGGAGGGCATCGCGCTCTGCCTGTGCCTGGGCGGCAACGCTTATGCCCGCAAGGACATGCTGGGCGACCGGCTCATTGCTTTGACGCCGCTGTCCTACGACCGGATGCAGGTTCAGCGCAACGAGGCAGGCGCACGGGAATATATCTACACGGACTCCAAGGGCCGGAAGGTCTACCGCGAGGACCAGATCTTCCACGTACGCGGCTTTGGCGGCGCGGGCGATCAGGGCCTTTCGCCGATCAGCTTTGCCCGTCAGTCGATGGGCGCCGCGCTAGCGACGGATGAATTTGCCGGCACGATGTTCGCCAACGGCGCGAGGCCATCGGGCCTGCTGACGGTCGATCAGGTCCTGAAGCCGGAGCAGCGCAAGGCGCTGCGCGAGAACATCGTCGAGCCGTTTGTCGGCAGCGAGAATGCCGGCGGCGTGATGGTGCTTGAGGCCGGCATGAAATGGCAGCCGGTGACGATGAATATGGACGACGCGCAGTTCTTGCAGACGCGGGCGTTTCACGTCGAAGAGCTTTGTCGTTGGTTTCGCGTGCCGCCGACGATGGTGGGGCATTCCAACGGCTCGTCGAACTGGGGCACGGGCATCGAGCAACAGACGCTGGGTTTCCTGGCGTTTTCGCTGCGCCCGTATCTCTCGCGGATCGAGCAGGCGATCAGCCGCAGCCTTATCGGCTCGACGCAGCGCAGCGTCCTGAAGGCCGAGTTCAACGCCGAGGGCCTATTGAGGGCGGACAGCGCGGCGCGCGCGGCATTCTACGCCACCATGGTTCAAAATGGCTTGTATACACGGAATGAATGCCGCGCTCTTGAGAACCGCCCGCCGATGCGCGGCGGTGACGACCTGACTGTCCAGTCGCAGAACGTGCCGCTCGGCACTTACGAGCCGCCGAGCAGGTTGCCGGCGGCGGCTAACGCCTAGGAAGGCCAGAGATGAAAACCAAGGACTTCGCCCTGCAGGTCAAAGACCTGTCGGAAGAGGGCACGTTTGAAGGTCATGTCAGCGTCGCCGGCAACGTGGACAGCTATGGCGAGATCGTGGTGCCCGGGGCGTTCGGCAAAAGCCTCGCCAAGCATCGTCGGGAGGGCACGAAGCCGCTCTTGCTTTGGCAGCACAATCCAGATGAGCCTATCGGCGTCTGGGATGACCTGGCCGAGGACGGCAAGGGCTTGTGGGGCCAGGGGCGGTTGCTGAAGGGAGTCCGCCGCGCCGACGAAGCTCACATCCTGCTGAAGGGCGGGGCGATCCGTGGCCTCAGCATCGGCTATCGCGAAGTCAAGACGGAGCCGGACGGGGCGATGCGCAAGCTGATCGAACTGGACCTGCTGGAGGCTTCGCTTGTGTCTTTTCCGGCAAACCATCGCGCCCGCGTGAGTGCGGTCAAGTCCGAGGCTCTGACCGACTTCGCGCGCCGTCTGCGTGACGGCGAGCCTCCATCAATAAAGGAATTCGAGGACGTTCTGCGTGATGCAGGAGTCCCGAAGGCCATGGCCATGCGGATCGCCTCCGTTGGTTATGGAAAGGCCATTCGGAGCGAATCTGAGGGCAAGGCGAACGATGCGTACGAGTTCCTCAAGGGGCTCCGCGCCTAACCCTCAAGCTCGAAAGGGCACGAAAATGTCAGAGACCCAGAGCGCGGCCGAGATGGCTGCGGAATTCCGCGCGGACTTCGACAAGAAGTTCGACGCGATCAAGGCTATCGCGACGGACGCTCTCGGCAAGGCCGAGAAGGGTGAGCCGATCACGGCCGGCGCGAAGCAGGCGGCGGACGAAGCATTGGTCGCGGTAAACGCCGCCAAGGCCCGGCTCGACGACATCGAGCAGAAGATGGTCCGTGATCGCCCCAACGGCGAAAAGGGGCGCGTCAAGTCGCTCGGCGAGTTCGTCACCGAAAACGATGGCGTCAAGGCGTGGCTCGGCAACCCGCGCGGGCGTATCAGCGTCGAGACCAAGGCGATCATCTCGTCCTTGGCGACCGACGCGGACGGATCGGCCGGCGACCTCTTGGTGCCCGACCGCATCCCCGGCATCGTCTCGCCGTATCTCCGCAAGATGACCGTTCGCGATCTGATTGCGCCCGGCCGGACGAATTCGTCCGCGATCCAGTACGTCAAAGAGAGCGGTTATACGAACTCGGCGGCGACCCACACTGAAACCGCCGGCACCGCGAAGCCTCAGTCCGAGATCAAGTTCGAGGTCGTGAATGGAGCCGTGACGACCATCGCGCACTGGGTCCAGGCGACACGCCAGATTCTGGACGACGTGCCGATGCTGCAGTCCTACATCAACGGGCGCCTGATCTATGGCCTGCGGTATGTCGAGGACAACCAGCTGCTCAATGGCGGCGGCACCGGCACCGACCTGAACGGCATCTACACGCAGGCGACGGCCTCCACGGCCAACCTTGCGGTCGTGACGGCTCCGACGAAACTGGACGTCATTCGCGCAGCGATGTTGCAGGCGAGCCTCGCCAACATCCCGCCGTCCGGCATCGTTCTCAACCCGACCGACTGGTTCGGGATCGAGACGACGAAGGACACGGCGGGGGCCTACATTATCGGCAACCCAAGGGAGATCAGCCAGCCGCGGCTGTGGGGCCTGCCCGTGGTCGAGACCCCCGCGATGACCGTGGACAAGTTCCTGGTCGGCGCGTTCCGCGACGCGGCGCAGATCTTCGACCGCATGGATGCGCGCGTCGAAATCTCGACAGAGGATGACCAAAATTTCAGGAAGAATTTAACGACAATTTTGGCGGAAGAAAGACTAGCCCTCGCCGTGTACAATACGCTCGCGTTTACAAAAGGCGACTTTTCAGACCAAGTCACGGACCTCGCGAGCTGATTACCTCAGCTTTACTAGCTGCTTGATCTTTGTATTGATCTAGAGGATAAAAGACGGGGCTTGGTCAGATTGGCGTCCGACCAAGCCCCTAACACCGCAACGAACGGAGATGTTCGCAGATGCTGGTTTCAGATAAACCCAAACGGGTTGTTTCTCAAGCGCCCATCAAGTTCACCACCTGCCATGGCGGGTGCGGTTCGCAAGTCGAATACCGCACCAACCCGCGCGTCTATTGCGGGCCGTGCAAGGTGGAGAAGGTCAAGGCTGACGCCCGCGCGTCGATGGAGAAGGACCGCCGCAAGCGAGGCGTTCCTTTGGCGAAAGGTGTCGTCCGCAAGTGCGCTGACTGCAGTGTAGTGATGACGTTGGAGCGCAACCTGCGCGCCATCTGCTGCGGGCCATGTCGGCTAGAGCGCGTGAAGGAGCGTTCTAGACAAGTGTCGCGCGGCCTAAAGGGCATTCCGGGATCACGCAAAAAGCACAACGAGTGGGCAAAGCAGAAGCGGATCGACAGCGCGTCGCACGCGATCAACTTTCGTTTTCGCGCCGCTATCCGCCGTGTCCTTAATGGTGGCAAGCGGGGCCGCAAATGGGAAAGCCTCGTCGACTACACGCTATCTGATCTGATGACCCATCTCGAACGACAGTTCGTCAGGGGCATGACATGGGGCAATCGCGGCAGTTGGCACATTGACCACATTGTTCCGCTAGACAGTTTCGCCTTTGATAGCGCAGAGCATGATGACTTTAGAGCCGCGTGGGCAATGAACAATCTCCGCCCACTTTGGGCGCGGGACAACATCCGCAAGAGCAACACCCGCACGCACCTGCTCTAACCGTCCGAAAAATAGAAATAACCTCGGCCTGCATCGCGCGGGCTGTTTTTACTTGGAGTTACCCCATGCGACTCAAGGCGACCGACACCCTCCACGTCTCGGCTGTGAAGGCGGACAACATCGCGCCCGGCGAGGAATTCGAGGTGTCCGACGACACCGGCCAGAAGCTCATCGAAAAGGGGCTGGCGGTTGAAGTTAAGGGCAAGGCGGCGGCCAAGGCCGACGCGCCCCCGGCGAACAAGAAAGAGCCTGCGTTGCTGAACAAGGCGATCATTTCGGCGAAGGACAAATAGATGCGCGGTCCGCGAACCACCTACAGCGGCCGGCGCGCCGCCAGCCGCGGCGCAGATGCTGCGCTCAAGCTGCCGGTCAATTCGGTTCTGCCCGCTATCACCGGCACGACGACCGTAGGCCAGACGCTGACATGTTCGACCGGGACGTGGAGCAACACGCCCGACGTTTACGCCTATCAGTGGCACCGGGGCAGCAGCCCGATCACGGGCGCCACGGCATCGACGCGGCTTCTGGCCGCACCGGACGCGGACGCAGCGATCAAATGCACCGTCACGGCGACGAACCTTGGCGTCTCTGCGGTGGCGACCTCCGCCGCGACAGCCGCCGTAGCGGCCTAGCCAGATGCGCGTCGTCGTCGTTACGCCTCCTGCGGCCGTCGTTAGCACTGTCGATCAGAAGGCGCACCTCCGCGTGGAGCACTCCGACGACGACACGTTCATCGCCGCCTGTATTAGCGCGGCGACCTCGCACATCGACGGCCCGGCCGGATGGCTGGGGCGGGCGATTGGACAGCAGACTCTCCAAGTACGCCTGGACGAATTCGACGACACGATGCCCTTGCCGTTTCCGCCGGTCATCTCGGTTTCCGCCGTCACCTATCTTGACACCGCCGAAGCCCAGCAGACGCTCGCCACTTCGGTCTATGAAGTTCAAGGGGATCGCGTCGTGCTGGCGGCGAACCAGTCGTGGCCGTCCCGTTCGTCGCAGCCGGAAAGCGTCCGCGTGTCGTATGTGGCGGGCTATGCGACAATTCCTGCGGCCATCCTGGCGGCCATCAAGATCATGACGGCCGACCTCTACGCGCATCGCGAGAGCGCGGCTGTCGGTTCGCCGACGGCGGTGAATATGTCCGTCACGGTTCAGCGCCTCCTCGCGCCGTTCCGGGTCTGGAGCCTCTGACAATGGAGGCCGGCCGTTTGCGCCACCGCGTCACGTTTCAGCGGACGGTGGCGGGCGACGACGGCTACGGCAACGCGACGACGAGCGGATGGGCGACGGTTATAAATGCGCTGCGCTTGTCGGCGTCGTTCCGTCCCGAGTTTGGGCGCGAACAGTTGGAGGCCGGACGACTGGAGGCGACGCTGCGCGGCACGCTGACGGTGCGCCGGTCGTCGGTGACAAAGACGATCACGGAAGCGGATCGGGTTGTTTTCGACACCGCGCCCTACGCCGGTGTAGTCGGCAACGTGCGCAGCATCGTGCCGACGCCCGACATGATGTGGATAGAGTTCGTGAT